GGTCCCTGACCAGATATTTGTGCAGATAGCTGTTTAGCCTGTTGCATACCCTGTGCCACCATCTGCGCCACAAGAGCCTGATATTGCATCTCTTGGTTCTCCGCAGGCATAGGTCCTGCCTGTGCCATTTGAGCTTGAGCCTGCTCTTCCGCCTGTATCTTTACGTGTTCCAAAACGTGCTTCTGTAACGTAATAGCAACAGGGGGTGCCGAACCCACTAAAGGTGATGCTCCAAAGACCAAGTGCGCCTGTATATGAGCCTGATGGTTCTGACCCACAAAAGCCTTTAACGACATCATCTCCATCGCATTAATATTTTCTTGGGCAGGGTCCAGTGGTCGTGGTTCCTCATCAGGCATAGATTTCATAAGCCTGTCTACATCCGTAACACCAATCGCTTCATACATATCACGATAAACTTCATACATATTATGTATCTCAGGTGCCTGTGCCGCTAACTGCATTTTAGTCTGCGCCAAAGCAATCCTTTGCGCCTGACTAAACGTATTAGGATTAGATACAGGGATTACATCCACCTTCTCATCAAAATCCTGTGCCATAATCCGTTGATCACCGCCTTGCACAGAATAAGGGTATTCCTGTGGTAAGAACTCACTCATCACCCGTGCCAACAGTTTAAACTCCAACCGCATAGCATAATGAAGCCTTTTATGTACCGCACTCATTACACGGCTACCTTGCTCCAATAAAGCTAGTGTCGTACCCACCGCTGCCTGTTGATTGCCATCACCAACCTTCATATCCGTAATGGTAGCAAACCGCTGTCCCGCCTGAACAACAAAACCCAGTAAATTAAAGAGCGTCTGGTCAGGACCCTTAAAAGGTAAAGGCATCAAGCTGTCACGAATAGCACCGCCCGGTGCATCAACGTCCCTAAACTCACCCGGCTGTAGTGGATCCTCGTCGTCCCTGATCCGTAGGCCACGGGCTTTAAAACCCGCAGGTAGATTAGATAACGTACCCGCGTCTATCAATTGTCGCAAAGCAGAAGTCGCGGTTCTGGATAACCCACCAATCGTGTGTATTAACCCCAGACCATAAAACCCAAAGCCCGGTAAAAACTTAAAATGTACAAAATATTGTATTTTTCTCTTTAGCTCATCGTCCTCTTTATAGTTTCTTCTAATCGACAATATCTGCCCATTATCCTGCGAAATCGTTACAACATAAGGAAGCTTCACGCCTGTTGGCTCGTCGTCCGCGTCCATTTCTTCAAAGCCCTCAAGATCCAAATCCACATGGCATTCCAATAACGTACAGTCATAGTCAATCTGGGAAGGTTCCACCCCCGATATTCTGTCTATCTCACTTTGTACTTCAGATACATCCCCTTGCACAGGAATTACAGGTATATCCCTATACACCCCCGCAAGCTGTTGTTTTCTTAAATCATTCAAACCCATCCTTATAACATGAGTTACATTCGGGCACTCATCCAAATCAGAAGTTTCATACGGTACCACTAACTGTTCCGCAGGTACAAACTTACTCATAGCGCGACCCGCAACCTCATCAAAGTATACTTTTTTAAACGTACTACCTGCTAACGGTAAGTAAAACAGCATCTGATCCATGTCAGGCGTGTAATCCTCCATTATATTCGTAATATAGTAGTTCATAAACTGACGAACCCTCTCAGCTTGATCCGTTTTAGCCCGTGTGTCCTCACCCATCACCACCGTTCTTACAGGACCCGAAGACGGCAATAACTCATTAAACGCCTGTGCCTGAAACTGTGTGGCAGCCTCCGCCAATAACGGATGCGTCACACCACTTGCACCCCTAAACGGTTGAGATCGTTCCGTATAGTTAAAGCCCAAAAGCTCCAAACCATCCGTATAAGCGTCTTCCCACTCCTGACGACTAGCCTTATTCGCATCAAACTCACTTAACAATTCAGAAGAAATACGACCTAACTCCCTGTCAGAAAGCTCTTCCGCTAGGTTTTCCGTAAAGCCCACCTCAAGGTTTTCCTCCTCTGGATTAAAGTCAACCGTCGCACCACCGTCCTCTTCTTCCGTAATCTCTATCTCAACTTCAGTGTCCGTGAGCAACGGTTCGTCGTCCGTGCTCGGTATCTCAAGCTCTATTTCAGCCTTTAGATCCTCTTCGTCTAACTGCGAAGGGACGTTTGTGTCCATTAAACTTCCAACTGTTTCTACCATGTTATGTTCCTAAATTAATAATACGCCCTCACCTTAACATGATTTTCTTCCTCTTGCCAGTCATCTGTTGGTAATTGTACAAAATTACCCTGTCGATACCTCATTAAAGCCTGTGTCATGCTATCTACCAAGTCGTCATACTCGCCATTCGGAAAGGCGGCCACCTCCTCTATAAGCTCATCCGCCCAAGTCTCATCGGGGGCCCAAACCATCCCCGCCTCAAACAAAGGACTAACCGCATGAACCCTCGTCACCTTGTCATTACCCTTGCTCGGCGTAAAATTAACAACAGGTATTCCCGTCTGCCTCATCTCTTGCGTCAACGGCATACCACTCGCCTTTGCCTCCACAATCACCGTATCAGGCTCCCAGTACTCCCACAACTCAAACGCCATCCCTTTTAACTCAGGAAAGTCCCACCGACCCTTCTTACTGTCCAACAAAATTAAATTAGGGGTCCCTCCCTCCTCTGGAAAAAACACACCCCACGTCGTTATCGCACTATAGTCACTTGTCTCCCTCTTGCTAAACGCCGTATCATAACTCTGTATCACAAACTGTAATTGCGGAATACTCTCCTTCTCCCAACGCTTCCACCACTCACGCGGTATAATCGCATTCTCCTCACCCGTCGGGTTCTGCTGATACTGGGCATTCCATTTACTCGGCGGTATAGACGCGCGGACCGCGGTCAAATCATCCAAACTCCAATACTCAGGCCAACAAGGCTTACCATCCTCAAATATAGCCGGTAACTCCACAATCTCCCACTGATCAGCCCGACCATCCTTCGCCATCGCCCGTATCAACTGACCCGTCATGTCCTTCTCAGACCACCGCGTCTGTACCAAAACAATACTACCGCCCGGCTGTAAACGCTGTCTAGGTCCGCCCGTATACCAATCCCAAGCATCCTCAAAACCACTGTTGCTCATAGCCGTCTGCTCCGAATGCGGATCGTCAATAATCACTAAATCACCACCACGCCCCGCTAAGTTAGAACCAACCCCAACAGCATAATACATCCCACCACTGCTCGTGTCCCAACGACCACTGGCCTTACTATCGGCCGCCAACTTAACATCAGGAAACACTGTCTTATAATCATCACTGTCAATCAAATTCTTTGTCTTACGACCAAAATTTACCGCCAACTCCGTCGTGTGCGTCGCCTGAATGATCTTCATTCGCGGATTACGGCCCATCATCCACGCAGGAAATAAAAAGGACGCAAACTCACTCTTCGTGTGTCGCGGTGCCATGTTGATAATCAAGCGTTTTAGTTCGCCGCTCGCGACCCTTTCAAGCTTCTCCGCTATAATGTGATGATGCCTGCCTGCAATGAAATCAGGCCACATAGAACGTACAAAAGTTAAAAAATTATCCTGACAAGCCTCGTTCTTTTTAAGCTGCGCTAACCGCAGTTCAAGCTTTAAAAGTTTATCTTCCGTAGTCTGATTTATCTGTACATTCATTCGGGGACCCTGAGCGTTAAAATAACACTTTTTTCAAAATAGTAAACACCTGTCCGTTTTTACGCGTAAATATTTGTGCGAAACATGGCACTTGCACTCGTGCCACAGACCCGCGGGCGATGATTTTTTGGCTGATTTTTTTGGTTTTTTGATCGTGAAAAATTGACCCGATAAGTCTGGGTCCCACAAAAATTATTGACCAAACTACACGGGACGCGGTACGCGGTCCAGAATAATTTACTGCGGACGCGGTGCGTGATTCGGAGTCGGCGGTACTTCGCCCCCGCTAAATATTTTAGGTTTTTTTAATCGCGGATTTTCGTTAGCTAAAAATCGTCAGCTGTTAATTTTCGTGTAGCTCCTCGGATTTTAAAGACGGTTGCTGGTCAACTATCCACGGTCCACGGCTTCCCATACGTTTTAAATGGTTCAGGGCGGGCGGACCTTCGCTTGATTTACTAAAATAAAGAAATAAAAAAAGGCGGTACTGAGACCGCCTTAATTTTGGTTATAGAATAGGTTTTAATTATGTAGTTGTTTGGCTACCTCCAATAGTTCGGGATCATCTTGCATTAAAGCAGAAAAATACGCGCCAAACCTTTTGGTAATTGCTTCCCGATCTATTTTATTTAAACTTTCTTTTGAACCCTCGCGATCTTTCATATCGTTATAGTCAGCAATCAAATACATAACTGTTAATATTTCGTCGCGGGTAAACGGTATTCTAAAAATATTTTCTTTGATCTTTCTTTCCATTTTTTCCCCCTTATCTCATTAAATTATTTTTTGGATCGAGTGTTTTATATTGGAGATAACTATCAATCATCTGTTTAGCAGTTTCCTCTCCATGATAATTTGGTTCGTCTTTTTCAATTAAACCTTGTTCATCTAAAATTTTTACTAGACTTTTCATCCCGTCGTGTAATCCTTTGACTCTCCAAAATACATATTCTCTGTCTTCATGTAATGAATTAGTATTAAACAAACTATTTATTGTAAAAGTATAATCTGCTAATTGTACTAACTGATGCGAGATACGGTCCTTTAATTTTTCTTTATCTATTGTTTTTTCCATTTTT